TAGATCTTACTTGCCCAGTTTTACGCTTTTGTTCTTCGATACAGGCATGAATGAATAACTGCGCTTTATTTAAATACAACGGCTTAACTTCACCAGACTTTGATCTGACGTTTAGACAATTTCGAGCATAAAACTCAAAATCATCCTTCAGCTTAACCCTTGTTAATTCAAGCTCTCTAGCCATTCCTCTTGCGTTATCTCCGTTACTGCGGCTTTAAACTCAGTCGATGCTAGTCGAGCATGGACATAAGGGGCGGCAGCTTTAGCAGCTTCAATTCGTGTTCTTGTTTCTTCTGTCTCGCTTTGATAGATCGAGGCCAAGTATTCTAGGGGCGATAGCTTACCTTCAGCAGTAATACGCTCCACTTGAGCCTTAGAAGCCTTATTATAGCTTCCTTTTGGTCTGCCTCGCTTGCGCTTAGGCTCATCTTCAAAATTATCTTCCATAAATTCCCATCGCGTTTGTATCAAACCCTGGCATCTTCCTACCCAGCAAACCCTTGCTTGGTGTCTTAGGAACACCCATAGTCTGCATACTTTGTGTCGTTAGAGCTGCGGGTAGTGCTGCTTGTCCAATGTCTACCCTAGATTGTGCTGTGTTCGGAGTTGGAGCAGTAGGGGCAGCCATACGCATTGGCCTGACACCGCCATACGTTGATTGCCTCATTTGAAAAGTAGATGGTATATACGCATTATTCACTACGGACTCCTCCTTCAATTAATCTGTCTAGTTTAGTTGCTATAGCTCTGAGATCCTCTCTAAGCTCCTGTCGCATCATTTGACGCTCTGCCCTCTCTTGCTCGAGGTGTTCTCTATGATTTGCATCTAGCGTGTTATAAGCCGCCTGAACGTGCTCTATGGTTATACGATTCATAGCTACACTTTCAGTTACATCGGTAAATGCCAGTATCCCAGTGATACTAAGGCCAGCACACATGGCTATATCGCCCCAACTAATTGTAGGCTCAATTAACATTTTCACCATTCATCCCTCTAAAAAGTCCTGCCATCATCAGCTTTTACAGGAGGTGTGTTTGTTTCTTTACGCTTGCCAAACCTTTCCAGAGCAGGGCCAACAATCTTATCCATATGAGGTGCTGCGAAATAGAAGCTCAATATGAGCATCACCGCGCCCGTCATGCCATCAGCATAATCAGCAGTTAAAGATGATGCCTCCTTCATTCGGGCAGCTACATCGGGCTCTACAAATAGACTCCCAATTACCATTGCCCATCCAAAGACATATTGCATTAGCCATATAAACGTAATGGATATTGCAATAAGCCTTCTAGCTAACGACTGTCCACTGGTGGATCTCATCCACTCTATGACCATACCCCTAGCTTGTGTTCGTTCGTGAGCGGCTGCTGTAGCCTTTTCTTCGTCAGTGTATACCAGAGCATCAAGACTATTGGATATGCCGTCTATGGCAGCTCCTATAGCCTTCTCAGAGCCGAATATCTTGCCCATCAAATTTCCAACAGCCATATCCTATTTTCCTATTTTTTAACCTGTGAATGGTGCATGAAGGCCGTAGCCCCCATATACGTTCCCACTATTCCGCATAATGAAAAATAGAATAAGCCCAGTAGATCCGAGAGGGCATTAACCCTACTGTCAGGTATCAGGGGCGTAAACAGGATGATGGTAGCGAGTATCATCACAATGATAGCCAGCCAAGCCATCATTTTCTGCGCTTCAGATTTTTCTTCGCGCAACTCCATCTCCATCATTTCTTTTGCTCGATCCAGCTCTTCGTCACTAACCACGCCGTCTTTATCCAGATCAAACTCGTTATACTTGCTTTTTGCCTCGAGGGTCTTGGGTGTCATGCCTGTATCTCACTCCTAGCTCTTCGTATATCGCATCTATGGCGTTCAACCTCGCCATATTCCTTATCGTGTACTATGCAGTACATATCCCTTCCGGATCGGTATCCGCTATTCATATGCCACGCATCCTTAGCAGCCAATGTTCTAAAGGACTCTACAACGCACCCTCTAAGCTCCTGCTTGGTAGTATGGTGTATATGTCCGGTATACCAGTATCTATGCTGCGCTGTAGCCCACATCTCAGGCTGATCTGTAGCCATAATCTCCGATAGAGAATTTAGCTTGACCGTATCCCCATGAGTAGCACCTATCAGCGTCTTACCATGCTGCACATAATGAAACTTGTTCGTAGTTGGCAAAACCTCAACACGCTCTTCTTCGTGGAAGTAAGCCGCTAGAAATGCCGATAACATTACGCTCGAATGATCGTCATGATTGCCTATACAGTTTAATACTGTAACGGAAGGATGTTTCGATAGTGACATAGTAATCAAGTCAACCATCAGCATACATCCAGCCTGTAGCACCAGAGGCCATCTGGTATCTACATCTACAGGTGTCCCTCGGGTAGTGGTGTTACCTCTATTGTCTGCATGAAAGAAATCGCCCAGATTAGCGATTAAAGCTCTATCGGTCTTTGGTGCAGCTCGGATCAATCTCGATGTAGCTGCCAGCAAATCCTCTCTGGCGATCTTAATATCAAAATTCTCGCCCGCTTCCTGAGCATGAGCATAGCAGCCGATATGGGGATCTCCCATAACATAGGCCGTCATTAGGTCACTACTCTCTGATTTAGGAGCTTTACGGGGCCTGTATACCCCCTTGTGATCTTCCATCGCCTCGAAGATCGCTTCGTGGATCTCCTCCAGCCTAGTCTCGACAGCCGATTGTGTCTTAACCCACTGAAGCCTAGCCTCCCCAGTAGTTTCGTCGTATAGGGTAGATGTACCCTTGACCACGAATCCATCGGGTACTTGATGATTGACTCCTCTATCCGGAGCTACCCCAGCCTTAGCAGCCTCGGTAGTCATCTTTTGTAATGTCCGGTATAACCCTCTCTCGCTTATGCCGAGATCTTCAGCAGCATCTCGCACCGAGTCCGATTTAACCAACCACTCGAGTATTTCAACTTGACGAGGCGTTCTCGCAAATGGCCACAAGTATTCGTACTTTTGCATGGCTCTAGCTGTTAGCCAGCTCTCAATCGACTAGCAACATCGCTAGCCCTTGCAGGGGTTTGCTTAGCCCATCGACTATCAAGGGCCTCGGTTTCAACAGCTTCCCAGTCACCTCTCTCGAGAGCTGCTATCATGTTCTGAAATCCCAGCACGCCTTCTACGCCCATTTGGTACGCCATCTCCATTATGCAATGCTGTCTCGCCTCATTCAGCCGCATGAACCAGCCATGAGCCTTTAACCTCGACTCGATGGTCTGAAGATAATCTCTCAGCAGTAGCTCGGCTATGTATTCGGGTATCCCATGGCCGCCCGCTTCAATCAGGGTTCCATATCCCACAGTGATACGCCCCATGGTGCATTCATAGCAATACCTTCGATAGCCTTCGTGCTCCTTGATTCGATCAAGCAGCTCTGGGTCGCCAGCCAGTGTAGATTCCATCACGATTACTTCTTAGCTGTTTTAGCTGCATTTTTAAAATCTTCATCCGTTGGACGCAGCGGATCGCCCGCCTTACGCATGGATTCGACGTTTTTATTACCAGAGGCTTTCTGAGCTGCGATACGTTTACGCTTTTTGTGGATGTTCTCATAGAGCCCAGCCTTCTGTAGTAACCCTTTCATAACAACTCCAGCATAACTATCACAACACTAAAAAATGTAACTACCAAAATGGATCCGATTATTGCTACCACTTAACTTTATTTGCCCAGTAAGCAGCTGACATTTTGCCCTTGCTAATATTCTTAGCATGCCGAGCTTTAAATGATTTACGCCTAGCCTTCTCCGAGCTCGATGAAGGAGACTTGCCAGCACCCTTCACTCCCTGCTGCCCAAATCGAATTGTTTTTACTTTGTCGCCTTCCTTAGCAACTACGACATGAGACTTTGTTTTATGCCCTGGAGTTCGTTTCGGCTTATTGAAACCGCTTACACCAGCGCGCTTTAAAAGGCCCTTATGTTTTTCTGACATATTATATTCCACAAATAAAAAAGGCCCCTCTGTCGCTTCAAAGGGGCCTCTAACATCATTTTCGAGGAGTGACAAAAAGTGATGTGTTTGCCCGAGCTGCGCGGAGGGTGGGAGGATAGTAAAAACCTTCAACACGCAATTCGGGCAGATTTAATTGTCAAGTATTGCGCAGGATTTGTGAAGTATTTAATTCGATATATAAA